CACCAGCAGTTGCGTTAACACCTTGCCAAATTGAAGTCTCCATACCTGCAGCAACTTTCTCAGCAGCGTGTGCGATAAGGAAGTCAGCGAAAGATTTAGGAAGAACGTCAAATGCAGAGTAACCCATTTGGATAGCATCCCAATCTGAACGGAAGTCAGTTTTACAAAGTTGTAAGTTAACTTGGAAATACTCAGGTTGAAGAATACGCTCAGTCAAAGTGATAGTAGACGTAGGGTCAAAATCACAAGTAGCGTTTTTGATGATGTCATCAGTAGCTACACGCTTGATAACTTGCTTGAATTTGACGTTAGGCATAATTGTGATACCGCCTTTGTCAAGGGTTGGAGCGGAAAGAAGAGCAGCAGCAATGTACTTTCCAGCAAAATCTCCACTATATGTAGTGGTAATCGATGTTGTAGTAGGCATAATAAATTAATTTTTAATTATTTAATGTTAGAAATTCTTGATAATACCGTGTCCATAGTTGTTACGTTTCTTTTAGCAGCAAACTTGAATACATCGGTAGCTTGTGAGTTTTCAGGATTGAAAGAAATCGGCTTAGGCTCTTCGCTTAATTCTACAGGTGCAACTTCTTCTGCAACTTCAGTAGATAAATTGAGTTGTGCTTTCAATTCTTCGTTCTCTTTTTTAAGTGCTTCGATTTCGCTGAAGAAAGATTCTTTAACGATAGACTCAATAACTTTTTTAGCTTGTGGTGTAGTCTCAGTAGCAGCGTCAACTTCCTCTTCTACTTCAGGAGTCTCTTCAACTTCTTCTTCTTCCACTTCTGCAGCTTCACGAATCTCGGCAATTACACCTTCTTCGATAACTACAAGGATACGCATATCCTCTAATTCATATTCTCCTACTGGAACTGGGATACGTTGTTCGTCTTCCGTTAGGATAAATACAGGTTGTCCTGCTTCGAATACTTCTGCTTCGAGCATAGATACGCCATCAGAAAGACGCATAGTTTCCAACTTCACTTCTAAACCTAAAAGTGTGCGGACTTTGTTTAAGATTGATTTTTCGTTCATTTGTTTTTATTTAATTTTTGCTAATACGGACATTAATTGAGTTTTTGCAGATTCAGTAGAATTAAAAAAGTAATTTTTATTGTCTATATTTTGAATAGATTTAAATGCATTACCTTCCATAGCCTTAGCTAATTTTTTATACTCAGCAGATGAATCTGGTTTTAAACCCATTTGTTTTGCAGCAGCCTCAAATTGTTGCATTGTATTAGTTGCGTTTTTTGCAACATTTGCATATTGTTTTTTATTAATATTGTATGCTTGCTCGGTTGCGGTTTGCAATCTTAAAATTGTAGAAGCTCTTTTCCCTGCCTCATTATTTAAAATAAGATATTCTTGTCTTAAAGCAGCAATGTTTTTTTCCATTTCCGCTATATTCAGACTTGCCTTGCCAATTCTTGTTGCGTAGCCAACCATATCCTGAGCAAGACCTAACTCAACACGCTCAGCTGCAAGTTCTACTTTGTCCTCTGAGAACAAACGATTGTAAACTGATTTTGTAGTATTCATACTTAAACAATTTTTAGATTTATATTTGTTTTATTTTTATCCGTTTTGACGTACCGTAGTCCTTACTCCGTTGTTCTCAGTTTGAGTAGGAGCAGGTTCGTTAACTTCAGCAGTTTTACCGATGCCTTGAGCTTGTAAACTACCATCACAACACTTGGTATTGTATGTTTCGTCTTCACATAGGCATCCTCTTTTGCTTCCTGCACGAGGACTTGCTTTACTTGGTGTTTTAAAGATATTTTTCATTTGTTCGTGTTTATATAGATATAATTTTTTTAATATCCGATTCGTTACGTTCGAGAATAGCAATAGTGTCTTCAAGGTTTGCAGTAATTTTCACTACTTCTTGAGTTCCTTTTACATCATTAGGATTTAAACCTAACTCTTTTGCTTGTTTAGCTATTTTTTCAATAAGAGCAACTGCTAACTTAATATCTTCTTGAGCATCTTCAGCATCCATAGTTGCTTGAACATACCCGTCATTTAATTGATTTTTAACTTTTACAAAATCACCTAAAGCATTTACTGCTTTTTGTGTTGACTTCATTAATGCTCCATCAATGGCTTTCATACGAGTTAAAAGTTTAGCTAAATCTTCAACCAAACCTAATTCTACTTTGTGAGAAGCTAACTGAATCTCCTCTGCGTTACGCTCCATTTGAGCGATTTTGTTTAAGATATTGTTCATTGTAATAATTCTTTAAGTTTATTTATTGTTTCGTTTTTGCGTTGTTGCTCTAAAGACATTTCTAACTTGTCAGCAAAGTAACCCTCAATTGAGAAGCCTTTTACTTTTCCGTCTTTGACGTCTTGCCATACCTCATCGTTATCAACTTTCATAGAAATCATCCACGTTCCTTTTGGCAAATTGAAGCCATATAATTGGGATTTATCCGATTTACTATCCTCAATCAACCAAGACTCTACAACCGTCATTCCTTTAACTGCGTCTTTGTGTTCGTAGGTTGCGTTAGATTGGTTTCCGTTCTTGAAGAATAACTCCATAGCTTGACGTACCGTGTCTTCCGAGAAGTAAATGTAATACTCCTCTTTCTTTGCGTTTACACGATAGATTTTCTTGTTAGGTATCAAAGCCGCACCCATCAAGATACGCTTCTCTTTGTCAACTTCTTTGAGTTCTACTTCGTGTTTTGATAGGGCAACAAAGTTCTCCTCAATGGCAGGAGACTCGACTACACTCACGGCATCAATTCCGCTTGCTGCGTCTTTTTCGTCAATGATTAATTCAATTACTTGCATATCTATTCAACTTTTAATTGTTACAATGTTGCGTTTTCAATTCGGTTTCTATCTAAACTCTGAGCCGTAGTTACTGAGCCACTTACCACATATGCCTGCATTGGTTGTTGCTGAAGTTGCGCCAACTGATTGATACCTGAGTTGCCGACCACGTTAAAGTTTGGAGCTTGGCTACCGCCACCGCCTACAATTGGAGAAGTGCTTGTGTCAGGTGTTCCACCTTCAAATTTAGTTCGAGCAATTTTTGCTACGTTTGCTAAACCAGTAGCCAATGCTACACCAGCTTCAATGAATTGCGCACCTGTTGCTAACTTTGCAGGGTTACCACCTGCCGTTAGAGCTGCGTTAACTGCAACGTAAGTGCTTATTACTGCATTTGCAAGGTTTGCTGCTTTACTTACTTTAAACGCTCTCTTGGCGGACTCTTCATTCTTCTGACCAAAAGTTTCTGCAAGGTCAGAGATAATTGATAGACCTGATTGAGCCATATTAATTTGAGCATCTCGCAACTCTTTGTCAGATGCTTTGATTTTATCGTTTACCTCTTTAGATGTTTCAATTCGTTTTTGGCTTAACTGATTTTCGTATTGCTCAAGCTGAATATCCAACGATTGCTTCTGCGTGTTATATTCAATTTCCGCATCTAATCGTGCTTGAGTTCCTTCTTTGTGTAGGTCAATTTGCTCTTGTAAACGTCCTAATTGTAGTTCACGCTCTTGATTTGCAATGTCTATAAGGGTTTGAAGTTTTATCTCTTCGTTTGTAATAAATTCAGCAGTTGCTTTTTGACGCTCAATAGCCAAAGTTACTTCAGATTCAGTACGAGCTTTGATAAGTTCGTCTTCTTCACGTTGTAATGCAAGGTCATTTGCTAACTGCTCAGAGCGTAAGCCTTGAATTTGAGCTAAGACTCCTTCACGATTGGCAAGAGCCTCCGTTAACGCAACTTGTGTTTCCGTGTTTTTGTTCTTGTTAGCTTCTAATTGAGCTGCTTGAATCTGCAAATCAGCCTGAGCTAACATTGCTTTTTCCTGCTTATTTAAGACCTCTAACAAATCATTATTTGCCTTGCGTCTATCTGCAATTGAATTGCGCTCCTCGTCTCTAATTTGACGGATAGATTCAGCTTGGCGGTCATACATTTCGACTAACCTACCTTGTTGAGCTGCTGCAATTGCTGCGTTGTTTCTCGCATCTACTAATGCACCTGCTTGCTCATAAGCTGCCTTAATAGAAATCTTACCTATTTGCTCTACACCCTTAACACCCAAAGTAACTACCTCTCCAACAGCCTCGCCAAAGTTATTGTAAATGTCCTTGCCTGACTTTATTGCATCCTCTCCAACTTCTTTTAAGTCCTTTTGTGTTTGCTTAATGTTCTTGCGGAGTTGCTTGATAGTCTCAGGGTCTTTGTCTCCAAAAAAAGATTTTTCCCAAGCTAACTGAAGTTCTTGTAGTCCTAATTTTAAACCAAAAAAGGCAGCTTTGAATGGAGTTAATACAAGGTTGAGCAAACCGCCCATAACTTTGCCTAACGCATTGAATCCGCCTGTTGCAGCGTATGCCGCTTTGACTGCTTGAGAAATTGCTCCTACTGTTTGATTAAATAGAATTGATAGCGTTTCCATTACTACGGAGAACCCACGAGCAGTTTCTTCATTGCTTTCAAATGCTGATTTAAGACCTGCTAAAGCACCAATAATAAGTCCAATA